AGCATGTCCAGAAGGGTTAGATCCGTAAAAGCGAACGAAAGTTCCATTGAAAAGAACAGTTGGATACGCTGTGTCAAAAGCAATGCACCACATAATCCTAATATAATCGGGATTATCGATTCTTTTCTTCATGAAATGAATTAATATGGAAAAAGCTTCCATAATGAAAATGGGACTCATTTTCTTATCAAATTTGGAATAATCTCCAGCAACCATACGATCCACACCAAATTTGGTGATATGATCATAGATATTTTGCCACTGATATGACATACAATTAACCCCGGGAGCAGCCTCAAAGGCTATCCCATTTAATTGAATCAATCTCGTAACTGATAAGAAAAACTTTCTCATAACTATGGTAAAGTGAACTGGGCTCCCAGTAAACACTCTACCTTTACCCGCTGCAGATTTCTCAGCGGAAATTGCCTCATCTTTAATATGAGCCGAAAACACAGGATGCATTAAATATCCCTGACTATAGTTTTCGATCATACGATCCACCTCAAATTTTACTTCTTCAGTGAAATCGACAAGGTCTTCACCCACTTCCCCTGCAAGGGGGACCATATAAGCCTTCTTACATGTTGACCATGGGTAGCCCATACTAGTACTGCGATTTAGTTTGTCAACAAACTTAACCCCAGCAGCACCATTAATAGCAACTTTATCACTATAAATCATAATGTCATCGTATGCTTTTTCTGGCAGTAAGGCCTCAACTCCTGTTATATAAGAGCTGGAACATAATTTCAGAATCTTTGTGTCTATATTATTATAAGGATTAACCATATCTAACGCCGCTAAGCGCCATGGTCTCCAATCCATAACTGGTCTAACGAAATTACATCTATACCCTAAATCATGCATATCTTCATAAATGAGGGATTTTCTATAGGCTGACTTCTTGGACACCCTGTGCCCCAATTTACTACCGTAAACATCAACAACTCCACCTTCAACCCACCTAAATGTATCTTTATGGTGTAATGGTATCATAGTAACAGTAGTAGTTAGACTATTCAACTTAAAATTTGATCCTGAAATATTATCCTCAGGTTTATTAGAACGTAATGAATCAATCATATCCTGATCTATTGAGCAAGCAAAGGATCTAAAATTCTCAGCTTTATCTTCATTACCTAACATATGAAAACCTAATATAATAGGACCTCTTTGTGTGTCGGCAAGTAGTATGGTACCACAATCTCCAGCCTGAGTACACCGTTGTGGATAATTTTCCCAACAATCCACTCGACGCTCATCTCCGTAGCAAAAATTTTTCCTATATCTGCAGGGAGTAACTTCTCTTTTGGTTAATAATCCTGTTTCTTCACGACCTATATAATAGGATTTACATGCCAAACCTGACAAATCGCCTTTACCAAATAGTTGCGTAACATCTTTTCTAGGTGGTAAACCTAAAATCTCTATCATTGCCAAATCTTGTTGCTCTATGCGACGAACATTGTCAGCACTAAAATGGCATGACATATGTCCCACAGCGGTGATCACTTCCATCGAACAATCCTCAGACGGCAAAGCATGATTATTGACTATATAACTTCTGCCTCCTATACAAAAGGCCTTGGTGTGAACAAATGAGACTTTATTCCCCACTTCCTTGCGGAATTCAATATCCACGCAATGAGGGGCAATCAAATCTATGATTCGAGATAATCCCAATCCTTTCCAAGATTTTGAAGTATCGGAAACGTCGAAAGATGTAAGAGCATAATCGCTCTTAAACCAGACATTATCCTTCTCATCTTTTGCCTTAGGCTCTTCGCCTATATTGTTTTGCTGTCTGACTGTGGTGTCCAATAAAGTAGAATTGCTTTTTGGCACACTACACATCTAATAAGCAAAAAACATCACTGTTAGAACCTCAGCAGTCCATTTAGCATATTGTAAAATATCCCGATAGGGACTAAGCACTTGCTCAACTCTATCACCTACTGCTCGCATACGAGCATATATGTAACGATATATGTAATTGGACATTACTGCCGGAACATACTCGAGACTATAATCCATGAATTGGGCTGCCAACATCAGGAATAAGTTATTGACATGCCCATATATAAAGGTAGCTGCATTAATAAGAATATACACAGACATACTTGAACTATACATACATACAGCCTCTAAGAGAAAGAAGAGGAGCCAATAACCCCAATTCCAGGTTATAAATCCTACAGCAGATCTATGAAAATCATCAAAATCTGGATGTATAGAAATATGGTCCGTGATATTTGTAAAGTTCAAGGCTTGCTGAACCAAGCAATCACAATCATCACTACCACCACAAGAGCGGCAGATCTTAATTGTTTTAAAATCGTCTAAAGCATTAATATATGATTGTTGGTGGTTGCGATGTTCCTGCGTGATTTTGAAAAACCATTTCAAAAACAATTTAATATCACTAAAATGGCAATGTTTTTCCAATTTGGCACGTTGGCCTTCTCGAGGATCAAG